ATACTTTACAGAAAGATAGCACTTGTAAATTCCTTGTAGCCTTTGAGGTAGTCTTGCTTTGTTACAAAGCCTCTTAGATCACTAGCTTGGACACGCACTTGCCTGACATCTGTCTCGTTGAAACTCTTTGAATACGTTGACTTTGGCTTGCCTTGAATTTAGGTGAATACAACTATTACAGTTCCAGTACCAGCGGAATTCCGCCGTACTCAGTGTTCTGTTTTTATAGTTCGTTGACACCCGTATATGATAGATAGTCATCGAAAATATGAATCACCCACCCTAACATAACAATAAGGAAGTGGGAAAAATTGGTTTAGCGTTGAAATAACGCCTTCGGCACTTGTGTCGATGATCGGGTTAGTTCCCCGGCCCTCCCTTGCGGAGAGTTTTTACTCCTAGTTTTTTCGAAAAGTCATCCTCTCGACAAATGTCTAATGGAAGAGGTCCTGTCAGGAGACGAATCCTGAACGGAAGCAGCGACGATGCGCTGCCAAAGCATGTAGATACATGCGCCCCGGTTGCCGGTTTTGCCGACACACCGAACCCCCAAGATTTCGCACGATCAAAAATGGGCAATATCTCTTTTGATATATACAAGAAATGTGTGCATGCGGTTAGAAAATGCCGTCATTGCCACGTAATACCCTTGTATGGCCCTACGGGCGAGATTGTAAATTATTTTGTGACACATCACCGCAATAATGGTCAAATTTTGACCAACACTGTTGGTGTTGGAGGTATACGTCCTGAACAGGTACAATATGTTCTCAACAAAAAGAGAGCTGAGTTCCTACTCTTGGCTAAAGGTAGTCACCCAGAAGTTGGGACTGAAGAACCCGACAGTCCCGGACCTGAACCTCCTATTGAAGAGCTTACAGTTGATCCTCAATTGCAACGATTGCATGAGGAGCATGATTCTGTGATCTCCGAGCCATCGAATGTCGAGCACTTACGCTCTTCGATGGGCTCACAATTTGAACAAGTTTCTCAACAGATGAGGTCATCTTTTTCGACCCCTATTGTGAAACAGGCATCTAGGTCACTAGAGCAATTGATTCTGCTCATAGCTGGCCTTCAATATGACACTTCTTTAGAAGCTATCGTACTTAGATGCGTGCAGTTCCTCTCAGCCATTACGGAAGGAGGTATTGTACTCACTTTGCACGACACTCTGATGAAATATGTCGCCGATGCCAAAGTTCCTGACTTACTTGAAGGAAAGACCGTCAAGGAAGCTTTTGAAGTGGAGCAATCCAACCCCCCAACACCGGAAGTGTTCTCCCCCGGAGCACTCCATGTTTGGGAGACTCTTAAGCAGGGCATATTTACAAAACATTTGTCCTATATCCTTGGCACAGTTTTCGCCTTCTCTGCTTGCAAGATCAAAAATGTGAAATTCAGTCACCCCGTTTATGAAAAGGTGATAGAAGCATCCAATGCCGAAGAAATTGATGGCATGGATTTGATTGATCATTGCATTAAATTGTACAACTGGACATCCACTGTTGGAATGGCCTGTCTTGAATCCAGGAGTTTAGAACCTCTTTTGGTTAACTCCTCCACTTTGGCGCTCTGCCACGAGAAATATTTCGAGTGGCAACGCAAGTACACTGATTTCAAGCGCTCAGGCAAATCCACTATGGAAGAACGCCAGTTGATGTTTACCGAAGTTGAAGCCGTCGTTAAGATGCTAGAACGCATGACCAAGACTCAGAAAGAAAAATTCATGAGTCTTCAAGCCTCAAGTCTTTACAAAGACGTTCTGCATTTGTACAACGATGTTAGAGATTTCGTACAGAAAATTGACCGTGTAAAAGTCGCAATGGGATACCATATCACTGGTCCCCCTAAGATTGGTAAATCCACCATAGTTCCACTGTTGTGTGAGCAAATTTGCCTAGCTCGCGGAGTTGAATACCGCGAACAGGATAGTGCTCAAATCAACTTGATGGCACCATACCAGGATGAACTGAATAATGCGACCCAGACCATTGTCGTGAACGAGACTGTTCCGATTAAGGTGCACTTGGCTAAATCAGTGGAAAACGCTTATAACACAGCGTTGGCCCTGGTGGATCCTGTGCCCTACCATCCGAACAGATCCAGCTTGGAAGAAAAGTCGAAGAACACCATGACACACATTGGTGTAATATCGACAGGAAACACCGAACAACCCTTCCTTCATGTTGCTGAGACTCCCGGAGCATGGGAGAGACGCTACAAGATCATCAGTATGACAGTGAAAGCTGAATATGCTGACGAATATGGACGTTTTGATTCCTCTAAGAGCGACGGATCTAATGATTATCATTGGTTCGACGTCTATGAGATTGTCTATATTGGAAAGACCCGTAAGGTGATCTACTTTGAAGTCAATGGAAAGTCTAGCTTGCAGCTCGATTCCCAGGAATTATTTGAACTGGTAAGAAAGCAATCGATGGATCATTTCAGCGAGCAAGACAGACTTGATGGGCTTCACAACAAAGCCAAGCGAACTGGTTGCATGTCGTGTAAACGCCTTGCTTACATGTGTAAATGTCCCAACAGGGACGATCATACTCTCTCTGGTAAGCAGGTCGCAACCAAAAACACCGATGCGAATAGTGACACTTCTGTAGAAGATGCTTGTCCTGCGCGCACACAAATTGGTGCAAATCGTTCTCCCTGTGATTTTCACAAGGGTGGACTATGCAGCTACTGTGGACGCGAAGAACCAGACTCTGATTCAGTTGAGAGTGTCACACCACAGCCAGAAGTTGGCGTTGTGTCAGTTGCAGCTAGTACTGCTGGATCCCTCATGTGGAGCTCTGTGCTCCCATGGGTGAATCCCTTTATCAAACTGCGCTGGTTGTGGAGTATTGACAACAATGTGATGCGATGCATGCACGAGGAACTTGTTGAGGAATTGAGCTACTGGCCGGAAACGGTCGGTTGCACAACTTTCTCCTTGCTTCCAAAATCGTGGACGAATAGAGCTGATGGTTCTCTAACCTTTTTTGGGAAGAAGAAAGAACAGTTCTTGCGAGCAGTGGCTGCAGAGAAACAGATTTTCCTGCCTCTCAGCTATCTAGCTCGTCGAGCATTTTGCATCGGACTGTTGTGCTTTTTCGCACTATGCTGTTTCGGATACCTTATGGAATATTTTGGTATGAACCCTCGAGAGTACGACCAAGTCGTTATGAAAACACGAAATGTGTCGGAATGGGGATGGTATTATTTCTTCCCCCAACACTCGAGATATGTCTACCAGAGACGTGATTTGTACGCTGAAATGGGAATTTTCACAGATAGATACCTGGATTTCGAGTGGTATTATGTTAACATATACTTCTTCGAAAGGTGGCTGGGTTACCTCTGTGTCCCATGGTATTTTACGTACAAGCGTTTCATTCCTGTACTCGAAACGAGGTTATATCAGTGGTGGTTGGCCCCACTACTGATTTCGACTTGCGTTTCCATTTTGCTCTTCTTCTACCTTTGGTGGAGGAGAGCGATGGGATATCGTGCAAGATACGAGAACCTCAAAAGAAGAGCTTCCTCAGATCAAGAGTTCCAACGGAGTCTCTATGAGCGTGCCAGACGGCATTGTACTGAGTACAACTCACTTGTCCCAACTGCGTTGGGCGTAGTGGGCGCTATAGTGACCGGTCTCGTAATTTGGAACAATATGAGAATGCCAGAAGCTGGAATTCGTGATGATAATCGAACTAGTTGGAACGACTGGTTCAACTTTCAACGCGATGTTCCTGAACCGAAAGAGTCCAGGAACGCTTCTGCTGACGAAGCTGCTGGAAATGTGGGTAAAGTTTTGACTCACATTGACACACAAATTGACGGTGAACCCAGAATTCTAATGGGAATGTACTTAGAACCTGGGATTTTGACACTACCACGCCATCTGTTCAAGAAAGATATGCTTGGTGAAGAACTGGTTGAATACCTTGATCTCCACATGGAGACCAATGGTGTGAAAACCAAGTTCCGAGCCTACTCAAAGAACATGGAACGCATCGCGAACAAAGATGCAGGCGTGATATTTGTGCCAAAAGCTCCATCCATTGGAGTATCACTGAAAAATATGCTGCCACGGAAAACCGGCTCTGATCATATCAAGAGCCGACTTCTCTATTTACAAAAAGCCGATGTAGATCCTAATGTGAAGGATTATGCACTCAGGAAGACTCGTGTCCTCAAACAGGAGATCCTGAATGCAGAATACATCGCTAAAGTCGATAGTGGAAGATTTGACTGTGGCAGAGGACTCCAATACCTTTCTAAGGTAACGAAATCAGGCTTTTGTGGTTCCGTTTTGATGGCAGATCGAAGAGATCCTACCATCCTCGGTTTCCACATTAGTGGTCAAAATTACGACATGACTTCCAGGAGGGGTTTTGCGCAAGAGATCACCTTTGATGATTACAATGCGGCTGTGGAAAAGTTGAAGACTCAACCACATTTTCGCAACGTACCAGAGATGAAGATTCTGCACACGACTCGCCTCGGTATCGACCTCGTACCGCACGCCGGTCCGCATCCTAAGACAGAAATGTTCGAGAAAGATGCGATGGACTTGCATTCCGGGGTCGAAGTTATTGGTCATACAACAAATCTACCAAAATACAGGTCGAGAGTTAGACGTTCTATGTTGAGCGAAAAGCTCGAGACACACTGTGGGTGGAAATGTCGTTGGAGGGCTCCCTACATGAAAGAGCCCTGGAAGCACCACAACAAAGCCTTAAAGAAAATCGCCACCGGATCACGAGAAGTTCCGCCTGATGCGCTCAGGTGGGCTAGTGATGATTACTGGAATCAGATTTTTCCAGCACTACAGAAGCACATCTCGAAGCACCCTGAACTTTGTCGAGAGTTAACTCTAGATGAAGCAATCAATGGTGTCAAGGGTTCGCACTATATGAAACCCTTCCAGATGAAAACTTCTGCCGGGATACCGAATGGCGACAAGTTGAGTAGCGGTCTTTTCAAGGAAATAGACCCCTACGAAGACGGCAGAAAGCGATACGAATTGACCGAGAAAGCCCAAGAATATTTCGATGGGATGATGGGTTGCTTCGATCGCGGTGAACGCATTGGCGTGTATGTACGCACATGTCTGAAAGACGAAGTGGTCGAGGAGGAATCTGAAAAGGTCCGAATCTTCTACATTTTGGAATGTCTTTTTGGACTAGCCTGTAGAATGTACTTCTTGCCAATTGCTG